CATCCCACCCTCCGTCGACGAGAGCAACCTCCGCGTTGGCGGTGGCCCACCATACTGGTGGGTCATCGCGTCCCGGGACCGAAGGACGGACCAACCCTTTTACAGGAATGGCCCAATGCCTCCGAACCCGGTCAACGTGGAGAGTATGCTTTCTACCGACAGGAACCCTCCGCTTATTCGAAATTCGACGATATGCAAACGGTGCTTCAAGAAGCACCTTATGCCCGTCGAACTCAAGCAATCGTTCTAAAAAGACACCTCTATTCCTCGCACGGAAGTGCTTCCCAGGGGAGAGACGCATACCAACCCTAAACAAATTGGCCTCATAGAGGTCAAGCGTTTGAGGAGGCGCTATGCCGATCAAGTCGTCGCCGCAAACGCGGCAATCGGCCTTAACCGGAACAACATAGCGATCGTCTCTCGACGTGCGAATAGCTTCGTCCCAGCACCAAAGATGCATGATGTTGAGTAAGGACCACGTCGTGGGGAGACCCATAAGGATCCCCCGCGAAGTGAGTAACTCCTCACCATCAGGATACTTTAGTAACTGAGGCGAAGTTGACACACGTAGCCCGGTGATCTCAACCGGCAAAAACCGCTCCGATTCCTCAAGACCATCGACGATAGCATTAGCTACGTCAAGGGGAATGAGGTCTGAAGCAGATTTCATGTCGGAAGATATTATCTCACCGGACAACCCAGTAAGGGAACTGATCGCAGAGTCAATGTCACCACGAATAACATCGTGAAGACGAGGCTCCGACCGTAAACCCTTCATAAGCCGCCGACGGGCAGCATGTGAAAGGACAAGGGCCGGTATCTCCATCCCGGAGACGACCCGGACCTTGTGTCCCCTCTCGCGCACAACTGAAACCTTCCCTTTGGGGGGACGGTCCGTCGGTGCGAGCGAGAGGCAACGGTCGAGGATCTGTAAAGGATAGGAAACACCCTGGTATGGGCCGTAAGGCACATCATCAGGGGGTTCCAAATCCTCAACTGGATACTCAGCAATCAGGTTCGATAAAGCTTGGGAAAACCCACCATTAGCACGACTGACGTCGTACGTGGCGGAATTTCCAACACACGGCTCACAGAGGTCCATAGGACTAGGATGCGGCCTAAGCCGCTTCTTCGCCCAACGGCAAGCGTACTCACGTAGGGATGTTAACACATCCTCTTGAGTATCAAACTTGTCTGTGAGATTCCG